CTTCATTACCCTCGTAGATAGCTACTCTGCCGTCAGTGTCTTCTACACCAGCAGCGCCATCAGTAGCTCCACTTGCTTTCTGTTTTATGTTCTCTAGTAAGTTATAGACATCAATAGGAGTATTTATACTAGGAGTTTCTACTCTTTGATAAACTCTGTTTATATCTACGTCGTTTTTAACTCTTATGATTCCATCTCGTCTATACTTCAGTTCAGCTAGGTTCTCTAAAGCATTTACATTAACCAATCTTTGTGGCTTGTTGATAGCTTCTGCGTTATCTACCATTTGGGAGATTGAAACATCTTGGGTCATTATAATCTCACGAACATAATCAGCGTAAGAAGGTGTCCAGAACTCAGTCATATCCATAAAGGCAGCCCAAGACCAGTAAGGATAAGCTCCTAGTGTATATTTCTCGGTTGGTTCAAATACATCTGTAAGTAGTTCACATTTAATGTATCTGCCGTTGTTATCTATCAATAGGTAATATCTTTCACCATCATAGGTAGTAAACCATCTCCAGAACTTATATTTATCAGTATCACCAATCTTCTTTTCAGATTGAGTGCCTTGTTTGTATGTTCTGTTGCTTTTGTTTTGTTCTTCTTGTGAGCTTTCGTCATCGTTACCAGCTCCAGTAAGTAATTCATTAACAGCTTCTTTTAAATACAATCCACTCTTAGCTCCTTCTTTTAGCTGTTTAGCATCAAGTCTTACTGAGTAATCACCCATATAGTAAGCTTGTTCTAGATCAATACCACCAGCATCAGGGTCTATTAAAAAGTCATAGACATCTACATTCTCTAGGTGAGATTTGTATTTCTTATCTACTGAGTCAGCAAAGTAAGAATAAACTGCTCTACCATAGAGTAATCCTTGTTTCTTACCGACAATGTCTTTTATATCCCAGTTGCCTTGTGTCCTATCGTAATCTACTAAAGCATTTAAGTTCTCAACCCTTTTAAGTTGGGAGTTCTTTCTTTTAGTAAACTTAAAGATAAGAGAGTTGTCTATCTTAGAGAGTAAGATGTGGATAAACTCTTGCATAGCTCCTAAGCCTATGTTTGCTCTACTGCCAGTGTCTTTAGGTTTCTTCTGGTAGTAAAGGTCTTCATTCTTCTGCCAGTTGCCAATTTTCCCTTGTTTATAGGTTCTAGCAAACTCAATCTCATCTAAAGCCTGTTGAGCTATTTTTAATTTGGTTGTTTTGTTTATTGCCATATTATTTAATTACTATTTTTGCTATCCAATCTGTAAGCTCTTCCCTAGTAGCTTCTATCTCATTCTCTCCTGCGTGTCTATCTTTTGCTTTAGCATATAAAGGGTCAGTTAAGACGTGGCATAGCTCGTGAACTATATATTTTTCTTGGTCTTCTTTGGTATCTTGCCATTTCTTGAATGACATAGGACTATATCTAATTACAACATCTAAATAAGGGTAAGCAAATACGCAATCAAAGTAAGCATTAACATCAGCTCCATCTCCAAGTTCTATATCATATCTATCTAATCTAAGAATAGGAATGTACTTACGAATTATCTTTATTAGGTAGTCTCTATAAGCTCTTTCTTTCTTTGTCATACACCAATATCTTTATATAAAAATTCTTCTTCTGGTTGTTTAAATGTGTCTACTTTCTTTACTTTAGCAAAGTCTTTCATTTGCCAAGCTATTGCACAAGCTGTTAAAAGGTCAAAATGTCGTGTTGTTAGTCTAGGATCTGTATTAGAATCCAGTAAGTCATTCCTAGAGTAAGATTTAGCTTCTGCTATCAATGCTTTATCACTTAAATCAAGCAATCCTTTTTCTACTGCTTTAGCTAAAGCGTACATCATCTTAGGTTTAGTAGCAGCGTTTGTGTGCCAACCATACTCAACTGGTGCAGTTTTGTTTACTTTAGTAGCTTTACCTTGTGTCTTGTGTATTTGTTCTAATGGATAAATTAGTCTTAATCTGTATATTGATTCTGCTCCAAAGTTCTTCTCTGTAGCCATTAAGCAAGTGCCATATATATCTCCGTGCCTTTTAATCTCATCTCCAAATGTTTCTGGTTTAATCTCATTATTAGCAAATGTAGCTACTACTCTAGCTGGTATGGTGTCAAAGTCTATTATTACATCAGTAGAACTGTCTAGTCCTACACCACCACCTACGTCTTGTCCACCAGCATATCTTGAACTAGCATCATACTTATAAAATACTTTTAATCCTGCTAATTCTTCTACTGGTTCTATTGCTACTTGTTTTTCTACATCAGTCCTATTAAACAGTACGTCAGCTCCAGCAGCAGGGTTTCCTAAGTATTCTCCTTCAAAATCATCTGTATCTATTCTCTTTTGATTTATGTAAGCTAAGCTATATCTACTCCAAGTTGGAACTCCTTCATCAATTATAGGTATATTTATAACTATATTCCTTGGTGTAACGTTGTTTATAAGTTTATGCACGTTACCACTCTCTGAAACATAATTACAAGTATATATACAACTACCATCCTTAGCTAAACCATTCTTAGCTTCTTCCATATTATCCCAAATGGAATTGGTCTCTACTGCTGAACGTAAGGTCTTCTTGGTTTCAAAATCATCATACCATATTAAGTCTGGTCTACCTTCTTCTTGCAAGTGTCCACGTTGATCTGTTCCTACAGTACCAGCAGTTAGCTTAATACCCTTATAAGTAGTAAAGGAACTCATTGTCTCTTCACGCTTAGCTCCTGTTTGCTTAAAAGCATCACCGTAGGAATCAACTATTTGAGGATATACCAAGATATTATATATATCAGTAACTGATTGAGTAGAGTTCTTTAAGTCTTTTGATAATACTTTAAGATACTTTCTAAAGACATCTTCATCATTCAGCAAGACATAAGCATAAAATAGCTTAGTCCTAGTAGTTTTAGCTCCATTACGGAACACACAATCTGTAAATGTACTTATCTCTCCACTGTAAGCTTGTAGGTTATATAAATCTATTTGCTTATGAAACTCTGCATCCTCGCTAGTAAAGTATTTAGCAAAGAACTTCCTTGCCCATAGGTTGAACTTAAATATTACTTCTTTGTTACTATCCTTACTACTAAACTTAAATAAAGCCAATGTTTCTTCTTTCTTATCACTATTCAGTAACTGGGGTATTGTCTTCTGGACTGTCATTAGTTTCCTTTAAATAATCACTTATAGCTTTATTAGCCAACTCCCTTGCTTCTGGTGTAACAGTTACTACTTCTCCAGAGTGTTCTATCTTATTAACATACTTACCTTTTATTTTATAATAGCTATCAATTGCTTTTACTTTAATCTCATCCTTATGGCTGGTAAGTAATTTAAAATGTTCTCTCTTAACTGCTTCATCTGTAAATCCTCTCTCCTCTAGTAACTCATCAATTCTCTTTATAATATCAGGTTTTCTTAAGTACTCTGTTGCCATTGAAGAAGCTACATTTTCTATCCTAGATCTTTCGGCATTATATTCCTTATCTTTCATCTCTAAGGGTCTATTCTCTAATATTTCTTTACCCTCTATATCAAATGCTACCAAAGCTGCTTCTGTTCCATTACCTTTAGTATCTAACCAAGTCTGTGTAAACTCTTCCTGTTTAAGAGTTAGTGTTGTTTTCTTATCTTCCATATATTTAAGTTCTTTAGTGGCGTATTAAGCACCTTCGCTCATTCATAGACTTAGTAGTCGTATGTGATAAGCCATTGTTTCATCTGCCCCTAAAATACTCAACAAAAAAGAGGTAGCCAAATAAAGCTACTTCCTTGTGTTATTCTTTGTACTCTTTGTTACCATTCGTTATATGGTTACTTCTCTAAGTACTATAATTATACCACGCACCCACTGTCTTCTCCAAATTATTCTACTACCTTTCCTCTAAATGTATCTAACATATCTAATACAACAGGATCTTTAACCCAACCATTAGTACGTTGTTTATCAAGCCAAGAGTGTTGTTCTTTAGTTAGAACCCCTTTAGCAAGTAAGTAAGTTATGTTAGTCCAGAAAGAAGCATCATCCATAGCAATAATTTCTTTTAAAGAGAATGAAGTTAATCTTTTAATCTTATCTAGTTTTTGTTCTTCCATTGTATTTTTTATGTAATTCAGAGTGGTGCTTTCTGCATAGCCAATTTACTTCTAGTGGTTTACTATAATCTTCGTGGTGTCCATCTACTTTTAACTCTCCACAAATCTCACAGGGTTGTTTAAATATCTTTCCCCTATCAACATTATTTTGTAAGATACCTCTAGCTCTTCTTTTAATACTAACATTGGGCAATTTTCTATACTTCTTCCACCAAGCAGACATATTTTCTTTTTGAGCATTGGTTATAACTCTGTTTTTTTTATATTCAGCTATTTTTTCTCTATTCTTTTGGCGATAAGCTTCAACATTTGCTTTTATCTTTTCTTTATTAGCTTGATAGTAAGCTTTACCACTTATTGATATTTCATATTTATGAGTAGCTTTATATTTATCTGACATATTATTATTTTATTACGTCTTTTAATTCTCCCCCATAATTATAGAATTCTCCATCAGCACCCTTTAGTCTTAGATTACCATTTACCTTATAAATAGTAGTTCCATCTTTTAGCTTTCCATACAGGAATTCTGATTTTTTAAATACCCTAGTAGTATTCTTTACATTCTTATCATTCTTGTTTGTGTTATTTGGTTTTTCATCCGTTTTTACTTTGTTGTCCACTTTGTTGTCCTTAACTTGGTATTCATTCCACTTTAAGATAGTAATAATGGAGTATTTGTTAGTAGATTTGATGTCCAAGTACCTGTCCACCTTTAGTGTTTCTATCCAGTTCCTTACTGTAGAGGGTGATAAACCAAGACTTTCTCCAGCAGAGTCTCTTCCATAAACAAATTGTCCTACCTTTAGATGTATCTTTTCTTTACCAAAGTAAATGTCTCTTTCTTTGTGTCCTGCTCTCATAAGACACCATAGCCATATTCTAAAACCTCTCTCTGATGTAAATATAGGATTTTCTAGTAGCTTCCTATAAAGTTTAATGTAACCTTTCATATTGTTTGTTTTTAGCTTTGATTAAATAAAAAATCATTAGCTCTATACCCTGCTACAGCACAAACTGGCTGCCAGGTAACCCTGGAGGTGTAGAACTAATGATTCTTTTTTCAATCTGTTTGTTTTTAGCATATCTATATTATACCATACGACTGTTGTCTTCTCCAAATTAAACGTTAAAACTAAAGTATTTACTATTACTAGCTAACTCAGCTATCTCTAGGTTATCTCTTACTGACTGCCAGTTAGCGTGAAAGTGATTACTAAGCTCTTTGATCTGATTAGTAGTAGGGCTCTCCATTTGCATCTTTATCTTTATATACTTGATGGTCTTTAGTTCTGGTTTTCCTAGTCTATTATACATCTTCTTGTATTTAGCTAAACGAATAGTACGACACAGTCTAATATCTACAGTGCAGCTATTGCAGTAGACCTTTTTAGGATTAGACATACATCTTTTAAATGTATTTCTACATCCTGATGCTTGACAAAGCATAGGTTTTGTTTTTAATGATACTGTAACTAAGTATAAAGGAAATGATTAAAACTGTCAAAGAGATAACCGTGTATAACCTATTCTAGGTTAAGCTAAAAGTGTCTTTGAGTTATGCACAGGGCATATGGAGTAGTGTTTATGGTGTTATAAGTGTGTTGACAGTTTATTACAATCTATGATATTATAAATAGTGCAAGAGGGAGAAGAGTAATTAACAACAAATTATATGAAAGAACTAACACTAACAGAGCTAGAGCAAAAGAAGTTTAAATTCTTTGAACTTCCTGAGGAGATCATAAATGAACTATCTGATAAGATAAGTCCACTACTAACTCCAAAGACTTATAACAACTTCCTACACGGAGAGATGACTATAATGGACTGGAAGTATAAGTTTGATATGCTAATTGATA